ACAACGTTATTGGTAATTTAAATAAAGACGTAGAAATAACAGATACTATAATTTTTGTTAGTGACGCCTCTCAACTCACTGCAAATTCTTATATAACACTAAACGATGAAACTCTAAATATTAAATCTATTAACGGTAATGAAATTACTGTTTTTAGAGGATCTTATGGAACTAAGATATCTCAACATGTTTCTGGAACTGAAATTAAACTAATTACAGGTGCAGACAATAATTTGATAAAACCTGGAGATGATTTTGGATTTAGTGGAGCATTCTCGTAAGTATGAAAATGACAAAAAACTATGACAAGTTAAATGATGTATTTAATGTATCTTCCGAAATAGTTGAAGATTCTATAGAAATTGCATCTTCTTCTATTCCAAAAGAACCAGAACCATCAACAGAAATATCATTGAAAAATGATATTAAAAAAGACTATGAATACACTAGGGGTAATTTATATTCTATCATAGAAAAGGGTCAAGAGGCAATAAACGGAATTCTTGAATTAGCGCAAGAAACTGAACAGGCAAGGGCATATGAAGTTGCTGGTCAATTAATAAAAAACGTTGCGGATGCAACAGACAAATTAATGGATTTACAGAAAAAATTAAAGGACATAGAAGAAACTAAACAAGTAAGTGGTCCAACTAATGTTACCAATGCACTTTTTGTTGGATCTACAGCAGAATTATCTAAATTATTGAAGGCACAAAAACAAAAAGAAGAATAAATATTAGTATCATTATTGAATGTTTCAATGGGTAAAAAGTTCAAATCACATAAAACAGTTGAACAAATTGCAAAAAAGCATCGTTTAGATGTTTCTTTTATACAAAAGCAACTTGATATTGGTGAACCTATTGAACACGAGCATACACAAGATCACGATTTAGCAAGAAATATTGCTCTTCAGCATTTAGACGAAATTCCCGATTACTATACACGTTTAAAGAAAATGGAATCATCAGCAAAAAAAGAACATAAAAAATTTAAAGATGTAAAAGAAGATGTTTCCATCGAAGATATGTTTGGAAATACTTTTGCTGAAGTAATCGATTTAATTCAAGCAGAAAAACTCAAAGAATCTGAGGAATCTAGATATTGCCCATTATGTGATAAAAAAGAAACGAGATCCGAATGTTCTTATGGTGGAAAGGCTTGGGATAAAGTTTCAATTAAAGATAGGCAGCAGATTATATTGACACTGCAGCGGATTATATTGCAAGTGGAGAAATGGAAGAATCAGTGACAGTGAGAAAAGGCATTCTACCTTTAAAAAATACCCAAATAAAAAGATCGACTGGTGCAGGTGCTTTATCACCAGAAGCAGCAAAAGCATTGGGAGATAAGGCAGTAGAATTGAGAAAAAAGAAACTTGCACAAACAGAACTTCCAAAAATCAATAACAACAAAGAAGAAACAACTTCACTTGTAGATAAAATTATCTCAGAAGAAGAAGAAATTTTAAATAATAAAATTTCCAAAGTATCAGAAAGTTTAAAGGAAGCAACAAGACTTCAAGCAGAAACTGGAAATATTATTCTAGTAACTCTTTCTTGGAGAGGTAAGTATTATTCTATTAGAATGTTTTTTCCACAAACAAAACTTCCAAATAGAAGTGAAATTAATTTTGAAATTAATAAGATTTATCCTGGTTCTAAAGTTATTGCTCATTCAGTATCTGAACTTCCAAGCAATAATCCTTTAATCAGAGTTTCATCTGGAAGTTATGCAAAACCAGGTCCATCAAAAAATTATGTAAAACCTATGGGTGAGGAAATAGAAATTGAAGAAAAAATTGACGTTAGAAAACAATCTTCAAAGAGAAAATCATTAGGTAGAGGTTCCAGTATCAATCCAGATGCAAAACGAACTGGATATGAATCTCCAGCAGAATTTAGAAGGACTGAAAGAGAACTTGCTCCGTATCAAAATCAAAAAGAAGAGGTTGAAATATCAGAGGCAAAAAAGTCTGAAATGAAGTGCAATAAACCAAAAGCAGAAGCACATGGTTCAGGGGAGACTGGAAAATCTCACGTCGTAAAAGCGTGTGAAAATGGAAAAGAAAAACTCATTCGTTTTGGGCAACTTGGTGTAAAGGGTTCACCTAAAAAGAAGGGAGAATCTAAGGAATATGCAAGTCGTCGTCATAGATTTAAAACTAGACACGCGAAGAATATTGCAAAAGGTAAAATGAGTGCTGCATTTTGGGCAAATAAAGTTAAGTGGTAAATTAAATTAAAGTTATTATGGCTGAACATTATCTTGGTAATCCGCTTTTAAAAAAAGCAAATACTGCTATTGAATTTACTGAAGAACAAGTATTAGAATTTGCTCGTTGTCAAGACGATCCAATTTACTTTGCAAAAAATTATATTCAAATTGTTACTCTTGATTATGGTTTACAACCATTTAAACCATATAAATTTCAAGAAACGATGATTGAACGATTTCATAATCATCGTTTTAATGTTTGTAAATTACCTAGACAGTCTGGAAAATCCACAATCGTTGTTTCATATCTTCTACATTATGCTATTTTTAATGATAATGTAAATATTGCTATTCTTGCTAACAAGGCATCTACCGCAAAAGATTTATTAGACCGCCTTCAGACCGCTTACGAGAACCTCCCGAAGTGGTTACAGCAAGGTGTAATGACTTGGAACAAAGCGTCATTGGAACTTGAGAATGGTTCAAAAATTATTGCTGCATCTACATCCGCATCAGCAGTTCGTGGTGGATCATACAATATTATATTTTTGGACGAATTTGCGTTTATTCCAAACCATATTGCGGATATGTTTTTTAGTTCCGTATATCCAACGATTTCTTCAGGTAAAAATACAAAGGTAATTATTGTTTCTACCCCTCACGGGATGAATCACTTTTATAAAATTTGGCACGATGCGGAAAGATCAAAAAATGAATATATTCCAACGGAAGTTCATTGGAGTGAAGTTCCAGGAAGAGATCTAAAATGGAAAGAGCAAACAATTGCTAATACAAGTGAGCAGCAATTCCGTGTTGAGTTTGAATGTGAATTTCTTGGATCTGTTGATACTTTAATAAATCCAAGTAAATTAAGAACTCTTGTATATGAAACAGCAAAAGTCAGTAATGCTGGACTCGATGTTTATGAAGATCCACAGAAAGATAATACCTATGTAATAACAGTTGACGTTGCAAGAGGAGTAGAAAAAGATTATTCTGCATTTACTGTAATAAATGTATCGCAGTTTCCACATAAATTGGTAGCAAAGTACAGAAATAATCAAATAAAACCAATTTTATTTCCTCAAGTAATTAAAGAAGTTGCTGTTTCATATAATAATGCATACGTTTTATGCGAAGTAAATGATGTTGGTGATCAAGTAGCTGCTGGATTGCATTATGATTTAGAATATACAAATGTTCTTATGTCTTCTATGAGAGGAAGAGCAGGACAAGTTTTGGGGCAAGGATTTTCTGGAAAGAAAGTTCAACTTGGGGTTAAAATGTCCAAATCCACAAAAAAAGTGGGGTGTTTAAATCTAAAGGCATTAATAGAAGATAGTAAATTAGTATTTTCGGATTATGATATTATCAGTGAATTAACTACATTTATACAAAAAGGTGGTTCATTTGAAGCGGAAGATGGATGCAATGACGATTTAGTAATGTGTTTAGTAATGTACTCTTGGTTGATACTTCAAGACTATTTTAAAGAACTGACAGATCAAGATATAAGAAAAAAATTATACGAAGAGCAACAAAACCAAGTAGAACAAGATATGACGCCATTTGGATTTATTGTAGATGGTGTTAATGATCGTTCATCTTTTACTGATGAAAATGGAGATAGATGGCACACAGATGAATATGGAGATATGTCATATATGTGGGAGTATATCTGATGGATGTAGACGACCAATTTCAAGTAGAGCATTTATATCTAACTGAAAGGAAGTGTAGAAGTTGCGGACAGATTAAAGATCTTATAGATGGTTTTTACAGAACAAGAAAAAATAAATATCAACTATCTTCATATTCATATGAATGTAAAAGTTGTTCTATAAAAAGAATTATGGAATCCAGAAAAATTAAATATAAATTTCCTAAATGGGAATATCCTGACTGGTAATTTGTTCATGCACAGTTTCATCAAATGAAAATATATGTTTTAATAAATATTTTTTAGAGAAACTGAGACCTTAGGGAGAAAAACATGGCGACTCCTCAATTATCTCCTGGTGTACTTACTAGAGAGGTTGATTTAACAGTCGGAAGAGCTGAAAACGTATTAGATAACATTGGTGCAATTGCTGGACCATTTTCGATTGGACCAATCGATGAAGCAATTGACATCACCACAGAACAAGATTTAATTAATGTTTTCGGTAAGCCAATTTCAACTGATGCACAATACGAATATTGGCTTAGCGCATCATCATATCTTTCATATGGTGGAGTTCTTAAAGTTGTTAGAACCGATGGGACAACTTTAAAAAATTCTAACGCTGGTGTAGGTGTAGCAAATACATCAGTGAAAATTAAAAATTACGATGATTACAATTCCAATTTTTCATCTGCTACCTCTTTCAATTTTGCCGCTAAAACTCCTGGAACTTGGGCAAATGGATTAAAAGTTTGTTTTATTGATGATCTTGGAGACCAAATTATTGGTATTGCTACTACTAGTTTATCTGGAATTGGAGTAACAATTGGAAACGGTGTATATTCTGATATTAGTGGAACTTCAATTGCTCTTGATGGAACTGTAACCACTTTTGATGGAACTCTCAATGCAATTATCACAGGAGTCTCTACAGATTCTGTAGATGGTAATAGCACAGTTACAATTAAAATTGTATCCAGAACAACTTCTGGAGGTATTACATCTTCAGTTTCATATGCTAGAGGAAATTCCGCTGCATCATTTGAAGCAAATGATAGCATAACCTTTGTCGGATCTGGAAGAGCATCTGAAACTATTACAACAGTTAAAGATTGGTATGATGAGCAAACTTTAGGATTGACAAATAGCGTAATCTATTGGAAATCTATTGCTCCTAAACCATCAACAAATGGTTATGTTCTTAACAGATCTGGAAGAAACGATTCTCTTCACATTGCAGTAGTAGATGATTCTGGTTCAATTACTGGAATCAAAGGTAATATTTTAGAAAAATTTGTAAATCTTTCTAAGGCATTTGATGCTATTTCTGAGGTTAATTCTCCACAGAAAATTTATTACAAGAATTTCCTTTCGAATTATTCTTCTTACATTTATGCTGGAGCAAATCCATCTTCAGCAGCAGATGCTTACACTGGAACTGTTCCAAGACCAACAGGATTTTCTTCTGGATATACTAAGTTATCTACTTCAGATGGTCTTTGGGGACAAACTTCTCAAGGAACTACATTTAGCACAATTGGTAATGTAACTTATAATTTAACTGGTGGTTATGATTATGGTGTTAATGGTGGTATGCAAGCAACCCTTGGGGACTTGATGACATCATATAATATATTTGCAAATAGAGACTCAATAGAAGTAGATTATTTAATTTGTGGTCCTGGACTTACCAATGAATTTGATTCTCAGGCAAAAGCAAATAAACTGATTGCGATTGCAACTGGAAGAAAGGATTGTCTTGCTGTTGTTTCTCCACATAGAGCAAGCGTGGTTGATGTATTAAATGCAGATACACAAACCAATAATATTATTAAATTCTTTAGTCCAATTTCTTCTTCATCATACGCAGTATTCGATTCTGGATACAAATACATGTATGATAGATTTAATAATGCATTTAGATACATTCCTTGTAACGCGGATGTTGCTGGACTGATGATGAGAGTTAACATTAACTCCTATCCTTGGTTCTCTCCTGCTGGACAACAAAGAGGTATTTTGAATAATGCAATTAAACTTGCATATAATCCAACAAAACCACAAAGAGATCAACTTTATACCCAAAGAATAAATCCAATTATTACTCAACCTGGACTTGGAATTCTTCTGTTCGGTGATAAGACTGGTCTTGGATATGCTTCAGCGTTCGATAGAATTAACGTTCGTCGTCTCTTCCTTACTGTTGAACAGGCACTGGAAAGAGCAGCACAAGCGCAGTTGTTCGAATTCAATGATTCAATTACAAGATCAAACTTCGTAAATATTGTTGAACCATATCTCAGAGATGTTCAATCAAAGAGAGGTCTTTATGATTTCCTGGTTATTTGTGATGAGTCAAACAATACTCCAGATGTAATTGATAATAATGAGTTCAGAGCTGACATCTTTATTAAACCAGCTAAATCAATTAACTACGTGACACTGACATTCGTTGCAACTAGAACTGGAATCAGTTTTGATGAAGTTGCTGGTAGAGTTTGATAACCTTATAGAAATTAAAAAAACGGAGGTAACTTAAAATGACTCAACAAGTTAGCAACAGACCAAATATCAGAAACATCTCAAACTTCAAGGAGAAACTTGCAGGTGGTGGTGCAAGACCCAATATTTTCGAAGTTTCTATTCCAGATTTTCCTGATTTTGCAAAAAATCAGTGGGACAACAATACAAGATTAACTTTTAATTTCCTTTGCAAAGCTGCAGCACTTCCTGCATCTAACGTTGCCCCAATTGATGTTCCTTTCAGAGGAAGAATTCTGAAAGTTGCTGGAGACAGAACATTTGATACTTGGACAGTAACAATCATTAATGATGAAGATTTCAAAATCAGACACGCTTTTGAAGTTTGGATGAATGGAATCAACAAACTTGATAATGCTACTGGAGCAACTAGCCCATCTTCTTATATGAGAGATGCATTTGTCTATCAATTAGGAAGAAGTGGACGAGTAAACGGCGTGAATGCAGTAACAGATGCAATTAATACTGGTTCTACTGGAGAAGCAACAGTATTGAGATCTTATAAATTCTATGATATTTTCCCAACTAATATTTCTCAGATTGATCTTTCATACGAAACATCTGACACTATTGAGGAATTTACTGTAGAATTCCAAGTCCAATACTATGAAATTAATGGTGGTCCTGGAAATATTAAATAAATAATATCACTCAGTTAATAAGTAAAATAAATTATGGCGAGATTATTTGGATTCTCAATTGATGATAATGAATCATTAGCACCTAGTGTAGTGTCCCCCGTTCCTCAAAATAATGAGGACGGGGTTGATCACTATTTAACTAGTGGGTTTTTTGGTTCGTATGTAGATATTGAAGGAGTCTATAGAACTGAATTTGATTTGATTAAGAGATATCGTGAAATGTCTCTTCATCCAGAAGTTGATAGTGCAATTGAAGATATCGTAAACGAAGCTATAGTAAGTGATAGCAATGATACTCCAGTTCAAATTGAACTTTCAAATCTTAATGCTAGTGATGGAATAAAAAGAAAGATTAGAGAAGAATTTAAGTATATTTTAGAGTTATTGGACTTTGATAAAAAGTGTCACGAGATTTATAGAAACTGGTATGTTGATGGTAGATTATTCTACCATAAAGTAATTGATATAAAAAGACCTCAAGAAGGAATACAAGAACTTAGATATATCGATTCAATGAAAATTCGATATGTCAGACAACAAAAGAAAGTAAATAACGATAGATATAATCTTTCTGCAAGGAATACTGATAATCCTATGGATTATGAATTCCCAGAAATCGAAGAGTACTTTGTATATAATCCAAAACAGACTTACCCTGTTGGGGCAACTGGTGGGCAGGCAAACGGAAGTTCATCTGCAAATCCAGGAATAAAAATGACAAGAGATTCAATTACATATTGTACTTCTGGTCTTGTAGATAGAAATAAGGGAACAACATTATCATATTTAAATAAAGCAATTAAAGCACTCAATCAACTCAGAATGATTGAGGATTCTTTGGTTATCTATAGATTATCTCGTGCTCCAGAGCGTCGTATTTTCTACATCGACGTAGGTAATCTCCCTAAAGTAAAAGCAGAGCAATATCTTCGTGACGTTATGATGCGTTATCGTAACAAACTTGTATACGATGCATCAACTGGAGAAATCCGTGATGATAAAAAGTTTATGAGTATGCTTGAAGATTTCTGGCTTCCTCGCCGTGAAGGTGGTAGAGGAACAGAAATTTCTACTCTTCCTGGTGGACAAAATCTTGGGGAAATTACAGATATTAAGTATTTCCAATCCAAACTTTATAGATCTTTAAATGTTCCCCCTTCAAGAATGGAAGGTGAAGGTGGATTCAATTTAGGTCGTTCATCAGAAATTCTTAGGGATGAACTTAAATTTACTAAATTTGTTGGACGTTTGAGAAAGCGTTTTTCAAATATGTTTAATGATATGTTGAAGACTCAATTAATTTTAAAAAATATCATCACTCCAGAAGATTGGAGAGTGATGTCTGAGCATATTCAATATGATTTCTTATATGATAATCACTTCTCAGAACTTAAAGATGCAGAATTGCTCACTGAGAGATTAAATCTTGCTGCTACTGCTGAACCATATATTGGAAAATATTATTCTCAAGATTATGTCCGTCGTAAAATTCTTCGTCAAACGGATCAAGAAATAATTGAACAAGATATGATCATTGAAAAAGAAATTGAAAGTGGAAAAATTCCAGATCCAAATGCACCGATTGATCCAGCAACAGGAATGCCAATGGATCAACAAACAGCAAATATGAATCTTGGTCAACCTGTAATGGAACCAGATGTTACAAAAGATGCTGAAACAACTCAAGTAAAAGATAAATCTACAGAACTCTCAAAATAATTTCTTCTAAATAAATTATAATTAAAATTGCTTTTATTTTTATGGATGAACTTATGGATATGATTATGGGTGATGAATCTCCATCACAAATTAGCGATAGAATTAAAGAACTTCTTTATGTAAAAGCGGGAGAAAGAATTGATACTCTTAGACCAGAAGTTGCTGATGTAATGTTTAATACTAATACAGAATCAGATGAAGAATGAAATCTTACAAGCAATTTATTTCAGAATCTGTTAAACTAAATTTGGATTACCTTCAAAACAGGAACTTGGTGAGCAACTTCAGAATGAATATCCTGGAGCAATTGTTCATCAAATTTATCCTGCAGAGGAAAAGAATTTTAACATTAAAAACGCAAAGAGATATCACCCTTCAAAATTAGAATGGATTGATTGATAAATGGCTCAGTGGAATAAGACTACACAAGACTTCTTAAACCAAGAAAGAAGTCTTTTTGAAACCTTCAATATTGCAGATCACTGGGGAAACCAGACAGACTGGAGACCTCAGTTTTCTAATAATAATAGATTAAAGACTGCACCATTCCAAACAGTTTTCTTTAATACTTTTCAGTATGGTAAAGAAACTGATGTTTGGGATGAGAGAATCGTTGGAGTTGGAACTGCAACATGGAACCAATATTCCAGTAATGTCACTATGCAGGTTGGTGTATCAGACAGACCAAGAATGTGATGAGATACATTCCTGGTAGACCAGCAACACTTGCGTTTGCAATCAGATTAGAACAACCTCAAGTTGGCATTCGCAGAAGATTTGGGTTGTTTGATGATAGTAATGGTGCTTACTTTGAGGATAATGGTGGAACTTATTCATATGTCATTCGCACCACTACCTCTGGAATTACTACAGAAAGAAGAGTATTCAGAGATGAATGGAATGGTGAAAAGTTTGATGGTAATGGTTGGACTGGTGTAACTGCAGACCCAACAAAACAACAAATGATTTCTATAAGTTATGAGTGGTATGGTGCGGGAACCGTAGATTTTAATTGGTTAATGGAAGGTGAGACGATTAAGAGTCACACATTTTATAACTCAAATAATCTTGATAAAGTTTGGTGTTCCACTCCATTCCTTCCAATTCGT